GTGACGGGCACGAAACGCACGAGCTCTACTGGTGTTCTTTCTATCACCACGAACACCTTTCTGTCCAAAGCGTACTAGTTTAACAACATCACCAACCTTGGCTAGAACTGCGTGGCTTTTGGTTGGATTGTTTGGAGTGCGTTTAGGCTTGTTATAGCCTTGGAAGCGTTCTCCACGATAGTCTATCATTTTACTCGTTTCTTACAGATCCAACAAGTTTTGATCTTTAATAATTTTAATAGTTTATGCCACATATGGTTATCCTAGATTAAGTAATTGTTCTTTAGCGGCTAATATATCATCAGCTGTAATTTCTGGGTGTATGGCTAGTATCTGAGCATCAGTATATCCGTCCATAATCATCTGTTGGATATGTGCGGATCTATCTGCTGGTGTAGTAGTTGGATGTTCTGCTTCACCAGTCAATGGTTGTGCTTGTGCAGGTTCTGCACTTACCTGTTGTCCACGGATCTCAGCGGCTATCTGATTTATTTCTATGATTTCTTCTTGATATGAATTCTGTTCATATGCTTCTTCTTCTGTGATAGTATAACGCGGATCATCTAATAAGTGACGTAGATTATAATCAATCACTGCTATAGCATCTGGAGTTGTGGCTGTCTGTTTAGCGATCTGTAAGTTCTTATATTCATTACCAGTATCACGTATGTTAAAGCTACCTGGGTATTCAACTTCGCCATCCCAAACACCACCTTCATACTGGGCCCATAGACGCCAAATCTGTTCTTCAGCTAGTTCTAATGCATCTGCAAATTCACTTAGTTTGGCATTCAGCAATTGGAATTCTGTTTCCATAGCCACACCACTCATACTTGAGGCTTGCACAGCACGGACAGCACCAGTGTTAGCCATCTTGTCAATGGTTTCAACTGAGTTTTCAATCGCCATATATATCTGTGCCACATCTGTAGCAACATTTAACAAGTATGGACGTAGTCCTGGATCCAAATTGTCTGGCATGAGTGCGATAGCACCTGCACCAGCTGACGCTTCTACATCAACTGTTTTAACTAGGGTAGGATGTCCATTTAAGCGTATGCTTTGTTCTACTTCGCTGTTGAGATTGTAGATTTGTTTTTGGTAATCTGCGATGTCAGTGACTAGGCTGGCACCAACACCACGCACTGGACTGCGTGCCGCATAGGCAATCACAGCTGGGATAACACCAAGCTCATTAACTTCTGTGATGACATCAACTATCTCGTTCTTGACATTGTTTAGTCTGCTGGTTATGATTGTTTCTTTTGTCCATTCTTTTACCGTTGAGAAAGTATCATTGACATCTTCTAGGTATTTGATATAGCTTAGATTGTAAGCACCACTGCTGGCACGTTGCCAAGTCCAATCTGTAACTACCAGAGGTGTTAAGATGTTAACATATGGGCGCACACCTTGTTCAAGTTCACCTGCACGTGTGGCACTGTTGGTCTGTGGTTTGGCTACTATGACCCAACAATGTCCAAACACTGCACTCCAGATTGCTACATCTTTCATAAAGGCATCTAGACTTCTGCCATCTAAGTCAGCATCATCTAAGAATGGAGCTAGGTTGATATTGTTTTGTAGGCTGTTGAACTCTCTGTCTGGTTCCTCACGGAACAAGAAGCTGGTATAAACTGAAACAACACTTCTCACGTGATTGGCAAGTGGAGTTGTTGCCAATCTCGCTTCGTATTCACCTGTGGTTTCACTCTTGTACTGTGTAAGGTGCTTGCCACTGCGATAATCATCACCTCCCAAATAGCTTTCTAATAGAAACTGCCATCTTTGTTTGTAATTTGTATATAAACTATTAGCACTGGCTAAGCGATTATATGCGTCCTGTAAGGTGTAATCCATGTTCTTTTGTCCTAGTTATTATACTGCAATTCCGTGTCCCCAACGTCTAGGTTGGGTGATGTTACCTTGATCTTTTCTAATTGGGAACATATATTCCGTCATATATCCTAATGCGTCCATCATATGGTTGTAGTCATTGTCCTTGTCAGGCTGACTAGTTCCTTCTTTGTATGTCTGACGCTCTAATCCTTCTATGGTATATTTGCAATTTGCACTGATATACAAGTGTCTTACACCATCTCCACTACATAGCCTACTGTTCACAGCATTGATCCTATCACGCACTGGATTATGACTGTTCAGGCACTTGACTATAAAGCCTGCGTTTTGCAATTGGATAAGATCCGTGCTACCTCCTGCTGAGGTTTTTCGTTGCCTTGATGCTGAGTCTGGGTAAGCCCAGATCTTGCTTCTTGGATATCTCGCACGAACTTCTTCCACTGCTTCTTGGGTGTTAGAAGAATACATTCTGATTTCGTCAATGACATATAAATCATCTCCACGTCTAACAGCTACTACAATACTCATTGGGTCTATGTTAAAATCCCAACCAGTGTATATAACATCTGTGTTCAAATCATCTACTTCACGGACATTATGTGCCCTATCAAAGCTATAATATATTCTACCAGCACTATCAACCCAGGTTGCCAAATACTCCTGTTGGAATGTTTTAGCATCTAAGTCTTTCTTAGCACTTTCTATTTCTTCTTCACTGACCCTACCACCATCTAATGTGGTATAAGTGAAACTTGCCCAATCATCATTGGTTAAGGCATTGTTGTAAACATCATATGCCCAACTACTACGCCCACCTTTGGGTGTGCCAATGAAGAAAGCGTGTCCTGCTCTATCACTAAGCGTAGGACGAACTGCTGTCCATACATCACCGCTCATATCTCCAAACTCATCAAATACGCAAAAATCCACACTAAATCCCCGCATACGTTCGCCAGCATCTGCTGACTTGATCGTTATCTCACTGCCATTGACTAAGGTGATAGTTAAATCACTTTCATTAGTCTTGGCTATCCAATTTAGACTTTCTAATCTGTCTTTCAATTGATTCCAGACTATGCCTTTACCCTGTCCCCTGGTTGGTGCAATATACCAACAGCGACTATTTGGAACACGAGCATATTTGGCTAATTCTCTAACTGCCAGATATGTCTTACCAAACCGCCTCCCACATATTGCTGTCCTAAATCTTTTTGGACTATTGGCGATAACCTTCTGAGCATTACTCAGCGGCATCGTCACTCCACGGCAAGGCTTCTTTACCGTCACCGTTGGTTATTCCGTTGTCACTCATATTCAAAAGGTTCTTCGCCAAAAAGATTTGAACAGCGGCATTGTTATTATTACAAGCATTCTGTATCATAGCACGGCGGAGTCTTTGGTTAAGCTCACTGCGTCCTTTGTTGATATAGTCTTGGAAATTATACTTTAATGTTTCACGGCTTATCTGGAACCAATCCGCTATCTCTTGTAAGTCACAACCAAAGCTGGCTAACTTATAGACTTCGTCTGGTGGCACTACTTTCTTGTTAGCACCACGCCCAACTACCAACCCAGCACGTTCAACCACACCCCATTTAGGGTTTCTACGTGGCTTAAACTCCCACTTGGGTGCTATGCCTTCTTGTAAAGGTGTCTCACTGGGCAAGTCTGTGTCATAGTCCTTGTCCTCTAAGTAGTCTATACTGCTTTTAATCTCTTCCATTATAGGTATCTATCCTGCACACGAATACGGAATCTACGAACATCAGTTGTGCCATCTGTAGTCACCACCGTGTTCTTTGCCACATAGGTATTACCATCTGTGCCTTTGCTTACTTCAATGTAGGTGTATTTGTTAACGTTGGTAATACCGTCTGTAACTTTGGTTAAGGCATTGGCACCATCACCTGAGACAGTTGAAATCGTCCAGGTTGATGTTGAGATATTACTGGTAGTTGGTAGCCAATCACTCCAATCTACTGTATAGGTGATAATTGCACCTGGATCCTTAACAATATAAGTCCCTTGAACATCTTTTTTGAATCCTGATTGTGTGATTGTCATAGCTTTGTCCTAATTTGTTGGTATGTTGTATTGTGCTAACAACACTCCTTGTTCTTGTGGCACCACAATATCAGTGGTTTCTGCCGTAATTGTATTTACTCCATTTGCCATCTGTACTAATAAGACAGTTGATTCCAGGGCCACACGCAATAGTCTTTGTTCTTCATTGACAACTATGGTATTTTCTATTAGAAATTCAATTATCTTACCAGCTGACAACACCGTATCAAATGCTGTCATTGAGATATTGCCACCACGTAGAGCATTACCTGGAGCTAGAGTTAATGTAAAGGCTGGTGTTAAGACAGCAGTGCCTAGTCTAAGTCGTTTGGCTGTGGCTGAGAATGTTGATGCCGCGGCCAATGTTGCATCCGCTCTTGTTCTCGCTTGAAATCTACCATCAGCAGCTAAACTTACAGCGGCCTGCATGGTAGCCTGTGCTTTGGTAAAGTTATATGATGTAGCAGTTAAATTAAAATTGCTAGCTAGTTGTGCTCTACCTAGCTGTGCTGTGGTAGCATCTGCTAGTAGAGTAAACGTACTGGCTAGACTTGCAGAACCTTTGTTTGTTTCATCTGCATCAAAATTAACACTGAACGCACTGGTTAATGCAATTGAAGCAGTTTTAATCCTATCAGAGATATTAGTAG